CACACGGTCGTTCATTTCCTGCTGTAAATTGAGCAGAGCCACGTCACGGTAAAGAGCGTCTACGGTCGTTTTCTTGCCGATACGCTCACCTTTGTATATGAGGTTGCCGTCGGTGTCCTCGTTGAGTTGATCGAGGTATATCTTATTGTTGTGGGTGTGATGGATGGCGGCGTTGGCGACGTGCTCATCAAGTGACTCCCCGTCCGCCATACGCCTCCACTCACGCCACTCTTGACGGTCACTAGCCCAATTGCGGTACATAAATACTGCGTCGCTGTCCGTGCTCAAAAACGTCTGATAGGCGTAGGCGTTGTCCTGTTGATAGTTAGTCGTGACTAATCCGTGCTGTGTCGGCCAGCCTGATTCCGGGTTCCACGTCCTAAATGTTGTAATCCCATAAGGATAAACGGATGGTGGCTCTGAAGCTGATGCAAAGTCCAGTTCGAGCATGTTTACCGCTTCGCTTGTTGGTGTTGGTATCTTTTCGATTTCATCCTGAGTGTATTGCTCAAGGTATACTCTTTGCTCATCCAATTCGTTTTTAGAAACAAGAATAAGCGACTCATCAATGACTGCTGTAACATTCTGAGCGTTGCCAACCGTCGTCTGTACATCAATTGCTTTTTCGATGACATCAGGACCACCAGCAGATGGTATATACTCTGCTAATTCCCTTGCGTTGGCATAGCAATAAAGAATCTCGCCATTGTCCGGGTCCTCAGCAAATACCCCTATCTCTCTAAAATAAAATCCCTGCTCCAACTCTTGGTTTGAAAGAACTCCACCAATGATCGCACGCCCACCGGATCGGCGTTGAATCTTAGTAATGTCCAGATATTTAATCCGGTTGATCAGACGGTTTAAATCGAGGATAGATCCACTACCTAAATTGCCGTCCCCAATACCAATACGAGTGTATTTTAACTCAGTCCCAGTCTGCGCCTTCGCCTGAAGCGTGCGCCCGCGGTTGGTCAATACAAGACCGCCAAAAGCCATGTTATCACTCCTTACCTAATCAAAATTTTATCGCCTTGGTGGACAAATCCCGCCCAGTAAAGGCTCATGCGCTCCATCTGCTCCAGGATTACAGTCTCCAGATGAGAGCGCATATTCTTAACCGCATTAACAGCCCGAATGAATTCCAGCGCTCTTTCTTGGTTTGCTGATGGGTTATTGGTGATGACCCGAAACATGTAGGGCTCACCGCCATACTCCCACCATTCTTCGACCCGCCCATCATTAAAGAGCGTCGTGATTAATCGTTCCACCGCTGCGGGTGTACCCCTTGTTTGATGCAAAAACACCGCATCACTGATAAGCTCCCGCTTGGTTTCTAAACCCATCGATCTTTCGTAGGCATCCACCGAAAACGTGAAGGCTAAGTGGTCCAGTACGTCATGATCTTGCTCATTTATGTTGGGTATCATTGCAAGTTTTTTCGAGTTTTCTACAAGCTCAAAAAAGCCAAGATCCAACGAGGAAGCAGCTGCAATCATATCGGCATCTTGTCTTAAATTGACCGGCAACAAGTTAATTACTGAGGTGTTATTCAAGCTTCTACTCACGCTCAAGACCCCCGTATTCCGTTTCAATGTTTACAGCAACCGCAATTTCCTGTTCACCGATTTCTTTAAATTCTGGTGAAATAATCTCAATGCGTTTAGCGCCCGCCTGTCGGCACATGAGGTGCAATTCTGACGGGTTTATGTCTCTACCAATCTTAGACCTTTGCCAAACTGAAAAACGTTGTATAGCCGTCTCAATCCGCTCTCTGATGGCATCCTCGTTTGTTATGTTTTCCATGTTGATAAAATACTTAACGGACAACTCATACTCTACTTGCTCAGGTGCGGATACAGATACAAGATCAGTGAGTGGTCGCCGTTCACGTCCGTTTAAATGTTCCAGCACCTCATTTAAAAATGCTGATGAAGGAATATCGCCGTCTTGGAGTAAAACGCGAATATCGACCTCACCAGGTCGGGAGTCGAAGCATGCACGTCTAAAATACTTGCGCTAAACGACTTTGTGAGATGGATATACGCGTTTTCAGGACCTGCCACACTAAACCCGCCCGGAGCTGTGATTAAACGTTCCCTAAAATCTGCGTCACTCTCTCTGTCAATTCCGCCCTGGCTCGTTTCCGTATTTATGACCTCATCAATATGCGGCAAGGGATCGACTATCGTATCAATCTGACCCGGAGTAAAACCGTTTCCGGCTGTACCGGGCTGTGTACAGATCATAGTAAGGATAATCGACCCTTGCCCTGCTGGTACCTCTATAGGTTCTGTCAGCTCGAAGAAAATGTCTCCACCAGGAGTTACCCTTGTGCCCTCCGGGATTGTTATTGAGACCGGCTGAACATCACTTAAAACAAACCGTACAGATACAACAGCATAGTCTGCTGAGTGCCTTGATGTTTGAAGTAATGCACCAACATGATCAAGGTTTTCGTCCCTTGCGTATGCCAGTAGGTTCTTCTTGGCAGTATCATTGATTAAATGCCGAAGCTGTAGTTCTCTCAATGCTTCTGAATATATAAAAATACGCATGGGATCACCAGGATACAGACGCTTTCGTACTCCTGTTTCTTGGAAATGCACCTGTTCATAGTTTGCAATTTTCTCATTCAAAATCTCATTGATATCTGTTGAAGCAAACTGAATTTCAGGCAAATCATTCAAACTCATCGGCATTAGTGATCACCACCTTTGGTATAAGCAATCCAGTATGGGCATTCCCTGTGAAGGTAACTTCTTTTATTCGCAACTGAGGATAAAACCGCCTGATCTTATCTTCGTATTCAACGATTAAACGACCCCTAGCAATTGGCAGAGGTGCATCGACGACATCCATATTAATTCCATAGTCGCGATCCAGTGGCACGCTGCCAAGAGGAGTTGTAAAAAGCATCTTTAAATTTTGAGATAAAATTTCCTCATTGGTCTCATCATTAAGTAAGACATCGACATTTTGCACATCCACCTCTACCACCACGGACGATCCACCTCCACAAACTCCTCTAGTGTTATATCAACCGAACCAGATAACACTTGGCCACCATTCAAAACATGCAACCAGTCAGTGTTTACATCTTGAACAATCCACTTATCTACTCCTAGACGGCGCTCACCAACGACAAACGTTTCAGCCCGTCCTGATCTTGCTTTTCTAAGCCATAAATCCAGTTCTTCTCTGGGTTTTGTTCCATACATCCCTGTTAAAAAAACTCTAAATGACAGAGTATCAAGACCAGGACCTATATACTCTGTGTATGGTTTTTTGCCAATTACATCATGGGAAGCCCAGCGACTGCTGGTGCTACGTTGCATGTCCATGAATGTATATATACGATTATCTCTAACTTCGAAAGTAATATCTCCAAAGACTGCAAATTCTGCCACTACAGCACCCCCACAATAAAACCATCAGACAGCGATACACCGCTAAATATGCATAAAACAGTGTCTCCTACAGCTGGTGATGTTACATCTCTACACACCTGTAATGGACCGCATATCATGTTGTCTCGATCCGGAAACCTAACATGCACCCCGCCAGTACGGCTATTTACAACGCCAACCCGGACTAGCTGCCGAACCAACTGCAGAGCATGTTTACCATCATCTTTCATCAGCTCAGCACCTTCCTAATATCGATATTTGTTGTGTATCCAGATCCGAGAGAATGATCGGCTTTTGTGACAATGTATTTACCGTTAAAGCGAGCAAATCCCCGAACCTCAATACAAACACCTGACACAATCTCCGTGTTGCCCATAAGATTAAATGTTCCTGTCGTCTCCATTTTGTTGAGTTGGTGGTACCTTACTTGAGCCAGTCGCCTAGCATCATGATCCGTCCGTACTTTACTGGTATATTTCTTGATTTTGGGATCTTCTCCAAGTTCTCCAGGCGCATATAAAAACTTAATATTTCGCTTTGCGACAGAATCATAATACGAGACCTCTACTCCTTGGTATGCAGTGCCGGCAAGCTGAGTTTTAAAGTCGTAACTGATGATCTGACCGCCGTCCTCATGCAGTGTCATAATTGATGGTTTGCGCTCGAACTCTCTCTCATCAAAGATCACTATCTTACGGTCAGTAATCTTCAACCCTAGCCCTGCATCCTCTGTTAGCTTAGACAAAAAAGAGGAATCAGACTCATCCGTCTGTTCCTCGCTCTCATACCTAGGGTTATTACTACCGATCCACTGCAGCTGTAATCCTGCTCTCTTGGCAATGTCTTGCGCTATGGATTTAAGATTGATATTTTTCCAAGCCTTGCTATTCTGCGATTCTGTAAAATTGGCATTAAGAGGGGCAGAAACAGCATTGATGGTCATTGTCCTAGGACGACCACTTACTTCTGGCTCATCGATAAAGAAACGGCCGCACGGAAGCTTCTGCCGGTCGTCTTCATAACGCCAATTCTCAGTCCGGATAACTGGTTCAACAACATCCCCTTTATCGGGAAACCAATCACCCATCCATTTCTGTTTTTCATCTTTTAACGAGATAGCTATGCTATCCGACTGCCTGAAAGGTTATCAGAATATGAAAAATCAAGCAGATCGTCTTTAACATCTTTACTAATATCAATCCCAGAGTAAGCTACATCGACTGATGATCTGCGAGCCTTAACATTAGTCACTTGCGTCACCTAGCTTCCACGGAGGGAGCGATGTTGAAAGATCAACATCAGGCAGATCTGGGATTTTTAAATAAACGCCGGCGGTAAAAATTAGCGTTTCCACATGTTCAATATTTTGTTCAATTATTACACCCGCCAACTTGTCATCACCGAGTGTTTTGTGTGCGATTAAATCAAATGTGTCGCCCGAAATAGTCCTGTACATCGCTTCCTCCTTATTAAAACCCTAGGCGTTTTTATTTGCAAAATACCGATCCAGCATGCGCTCAAACTCTTTAAATGACATCCGGAGAGCGCCTTGAATTTCATTTTCTCCTGAACCACCAGGCATAGATATCTTTGGAGCAAAAATGATCTTTAACCCATCTTTAACGGATGAACCATGAGGACTATAGGAGCCGTTGGCAATACGCTTGCTGTCAGAATTAGAGTGTACCTGATTGCCGCGTCCGAGCCACATAAGCTCTGGACCTTGCTCTCCAACAATTGCATAGTGACCGTTGCCAACCACACTACTGCCTGTAGCGTATCCTGGCGGTTTCACACGCTGTCCATTAACACGTTGCTCGTAATGGACGTGCGGACCTGTAGAAACGCCTGTGGACCCGACGAGAGCGACTGTCTGACCCTTACTTACAGATTGACCAGGGCGTACGAGGTTCCTCATGTTGTGGGCATAGTAGTGTTCAACGGCTCCACTCAAAACACGAACCAAGTTACCAAATCCACCGGACCAACCGCTAAAGGAGACACGACCAGCTGATTGTGACGGGATAGGAGTACCCATAGGAGCCGCAAAGTCTACGCCACCATGAAAACGTCTAGTACCATAAACCGGATGGACACGCCAACCGTAACCAGATGTTCTTCTAAATCCAGGGAACCCACTGCCACCTTGTCCGCTCGATGATTCCATAAAGGATGAGATCTTGTCTCGCATAAATGAAATCACGTTGTCCTTAACAGTTGTAAAGGCACCAACGTCATTCCGGATGCAAAGTTTGAGACACTTGGTAGCACAATGCCGGCAGTATCTATGATCTTATTTACAACCGCAGTCGCACCGCCGGAGACGAGGGAAAATACATCACCCATTCTATCTCCAACCCAACCTGCAGCGTTTTTCAAGCCACTGCCGATACGACCGAAGAAGCTCTGGTTTTCTGTTCCTTGAGCATACGCTGGATAGCTGTTATTTAAGAGAGATGCAGTCTTACGGTGATCCATAACTTGCGTACCTTTTGGCAGGTTAACAAGTGTGTCTTTTGCTGGACTCAAGAACATGCGTCCGTTTGGTGTAGCAATTAGCTCAGAGCCACCACCATCACCTACAACTGCTGGACCTCCACCGTGACCACCTCTCGGTGTACCTTTGGCATAAAAGTCAGGTTTCCACTCTGGAATAGTTAGACTCACGCCTATTTTGCCAAGCACCCAGTTTACGCCGCCGGTCACTCCATTGATTACGTTTGCGATTCCTCGACCCATACTGCGGCCAAGGCTTTTGATGCCGGACAAGGCACGACCAGCCATCGCGCGAATTCCACGACCAATTTTACCAGGAAGCTCACGTGCGCCCTGGACAATATTATCAAAACGCGTTCTGACTGCATCCCACATACGAGTTGCCATGTTTGTAATTGCAGTTCGAGCTTTACCTGCTTGAGTACGGATCCCTGTGACAAAACGGAGCATTGTGCGGATAACCCATTCAACACCCCGGAAGAAAATGTCCTGAGCCCACTTCCACAGATTACGAAACAATCTAGGCAAAAGCATAACCAGTGATCTAATTATGCTGACAACTCGACCAACTAGAGTGATGGATATGAGGTTCCATACAAACTGGACTGCTCCGAAGAAGATGTCTTTTACGCCTTCCCACATTTTCGAAAAATCGCCTGTGAAAAGACCTGTAAAGACTCGGATTATACCCATAATCACTCTGACAGCACCCTGGATAATGCCTTGGATTGCAGTCCATACAAACTCGACCACAAATTTAAGGACAGGCATTACAAAATTAGCTATATTAAGTAATACTTGACCGAAGTTCTGGATCGCATGAATAATCTGCTGGCCATCGGATGCCCAGAAATCTTTAATCTGTTGAAATATGCCAAGGAAAAAATCAAAAACTCCTAAGTCGCTGAACCAACCCTTAACTCGTTCAAAGAAGTTTTGAAGACCCTCGCGGAACCACTCGAAATTTTGATATGCATGGTATACAGCGCCGACAACAGCACCCAACAACAACACGATCCACATCAACGGGTTCTTTAGCATAGCCACACCCAATGCTTTATTAGCAGCTGTGAACAAAACAGTGGCCAAACGAGCTGAATTGACAACTATCGCGTAAGATCCTAATGCCCCAAGTAAACTATACATAATAGGCACTAATTTGTCTGATTCTTGAGCCATACGCAACATTGGTGTAACGGTGGTATTCATGAAGCTACCTAAATCCCGCATTGCATTACCGAGGTTTTCAATGAGTCCCGACGAACCAAAAGGAGATACCGAATTAAACAACCTTTGAAATAAAGGTGCAATACCGCTACTCACTAACAAAGAGAAAGATGCAACTAGGAAATTAAATGGGCTTCTTAGGGGTTTCACTGCCTCACCTAATGATTCCATAAGCCAGGGAGCTTGCCAAAAGCATCAGCGAATCCCAGGAGAGCATCTTGAATTGACTCTTTGAACGGCGCAATTAAGTCAGCATTGTGTACGAGATACCCGACTTAAACTGGTCCATCGTACCTGTCCAAGTATCACGGGTTTTTTCCATAATTCCAGCCATTGCGGCCGTCTGCCCGGCTACCCCGCTTGTCCCATCTTGCATACCCTTAACAAGGGTGGCGATGGCTTTATCAGCTGTAATTGCACCACTTGAGATTTGATCTCGCATGGTATCAGCTGCAACTCCAGCCTCATTGGCCAAAATTGTTAGTGCCGGCACACCGTTAGATTGTAGTCGGTTGATCTCGGACAAAGAAAGACGGCCGGCAACCTGTATGGCGCCAAATGCTTCTCCGATTTGACTTAACCCTTGCGTACCTTTACCACTTGCGGCAGCTGCATCACCGATTGCTGCATGGTTGGTATGACGTTTGCTTCGTCCATACCAAAAGCGACTAGGTTTCTGGATGTCTCAGCTAAATCTGGGAAAGCGAACGGGGTCGTCCGAGCAAAAGCCAGCACATCATCCAAAAACCCTTGTGCCCTTTGTGCATCGCCCATCATTACTTCGAGCGACACACCTGCATTTTCAATGGCCGAAAGACGTCCCATACCTGATGAAGCCAGTGCCCCGGCTGATAATAACCCCATAGCGCCAGCAAAACCCTGTACGGCTCCAATGGCATTATTAAAAGGCGCGACGATTAAACGTCCAACGCCCCTGGATATGCCGCCACCCATCTCATTAAATGATGATGTGACTCGAGTGAATGAACTTGCATGCCTTGTTGAAAACGCTGGCCGCCACGAATTAACGACTGAAACCCTTGTTGCATGTTGCTACGCATAAATGTAAATGATCTACCAGCAACGTTAACTGCTCGGCCGAACATGGTCTGATTACGCTGCATTTCTCTCATAGCCCGCTGGTGCTCAGCGCGAGTCCTCGTGACCGTCCTTCCCATGTTTTGATACTGACGGCTGGTAGCGTCTGCGTTACGCCCCATGCGGGTTGTGGACTGCTGAATGGTACCAAACTGCCTTTGGGCATCACGAAAGGCGCTCCTGAAATTACGATTCAGACGAGCGCCCACTTTGAATGCTAATTCGTATTCTTTTCTTCGACTAATCCCGTTCACCTCCCCTGCTGATTATTATTGGATTCTTTGTTTGCTCTTTTGGTATATTCATTTTTGGCTTTCATCCATAAGTTCAATCTTTTTAATGGTTTTTCCATCCAAAAAGGAGCAGGTGTTTTGGTGACTCTTGAGAGTTCAATCATGTTTATAAGCGTCTCATCAAACGCTGTGATAAAACTATGACTTGTTTTTCCAAACCCTAGAAGCTCAAAAAATCACGAGCCTCGGCAGTTAGTCGCATGTAATCCCGTGCTGCTGTATAACGCATAAAATCACTATTTACTCCTGCAGCTTTTGCAACAACTGCCCCGAGATACGTTTTATCAGTCTCAGCTACCATCACCATGTGACCGCCAGCCTGTACCTCTGCGATCGCATCTTCCAAGTCAGCGCCAGTCAACTTTTCAAAGTCCACGGTCAAAGTTTTATACTCTTTCCCTTCAAATTGAACTGGTCTAGACAGTTCCCGAACGTTCTTTTTATCCTCCATCTTCACAACATTCTCCTCTTGCTTTGTTTTTTTACTTTTCGTTTCCGTCATTTATAATCACCCTTCACTTTTTATAGTGCGTCTCTAATCTCCGCAAGATAGTCTACTCCATTAATCATGTAAATCATGTTGATTTTGTCAATTTCAGCAAGCACTTCGCCCTCTTCTTCGATCTTGATGTAGAGAGTCTCTAGGGTATTGGAGCCGTCCATTGTGCCCCCAGAAGATAAACTTCCAAGTTCAATAGTTGTAGGCAAATACCGAATAGTAATCTTGAGTTTTCGATGTTTTATTCTACCTTGAGCTTCATCGTAGCTCCCTTTTGCAGCTCTTAACACAAGAGTGTTATCGGCATTTGTTGCCAATGAAAAGTTTTGTTTTGTAACCGTACGAAATGAAACTTCAGTTTGCATTGCTGAAGTGAAACCAGGGGTGGGAGCTTCGAATTCTCCCGCAATTCCCGCTCCAGACATCGTCTCGGTCGGACTCTCTACACTAGGAAGAGTAACTTCTACAGTACCAAGTAACTCTTCATCATTGTTATAAGCCTTATAGCTGGCAATCTTTGTAGGCAAATTTCTCATTATTGTTCACCCCCGAATAGGTTATCCACGACAGAATTCGGATCAAATTCTATGGTGTTGTGAATGTGTTCAGCAGGCTGAAAAACCCGATCTTCTGAACAAATTTAATTTTCCCGCCAAGGATTTGATCATTAGGATTGTCTTCACGATTAAAATCTGTAGACGCTCCAGCGATCTGTCCTGCAGCTTGGAATCCGTTAGCACGAATATTCTCTGCATCAACGAATGACTCAATAAGTCTGAAATTTAGTGGGTTGTCAACCTTGTTGAAATAATTAAGAATGAAGGTGTTTCCCCACCAGTTGAACATTCTTCTCGAAGAGATGAATCGATCCTTGATGTCAATCTCCTCTAATTCTGAATCAAAGGCCGCTGTGATATTGCCCCAAATTCTCCAACCTTGGAAGTTGACGGCAGTAACTATTCCTTTTTCATTTAGACGGTTGCCACGAACTTGATCAATGAATATTTCTCTACCATCATCGTTAACAGCAGACTCAATTGGAATGCGCTGATTAGATGGAGATTTGTAAGGAACATCGTCATTGTCTGCATCAAGTTTTGCCATTCGTGCAGCCATCACGGCGCTAAAGAAGAAGGTTTTTCCTTGAATTTTAACCTTTGGCCAAACAACTGCACTGACACCCGAGGTGTATCCATTTTCTTCTTTGTTCGCCTTAGCTTCTTCTTCTGTATTGCCTTCAATATCAAGGATAACGTCAGCATTAAAAGCACCATTGATCTTCTTAGACTTGGCTTCTAAAACATGACCAACCTCTTGTTTGTGAGAGTAGTTAGGCGCAATTAATGTACCTGGAACAACGCTAAGTTTTGAGAAAACGAGCGAAACGGTTTCAATTCCTGTGTAACGATCGGTATCTGATTCATACCCTCCGATAATATCATCAATAGTGACTTTGGATGGATCGAGCTTGTCATATGATGCTCGTACTTCACCGTTCATCGATCCGTTTAAGGCACCTACAACGACATGACCTACATCGTTAAATGATAAAAAGTAATCCTCGCCTTTAGTAAACTCTTGTCGATCCTCACCATTTCCAGTTGATAGTGAAACAGAATCTAGCAAGATTCCTTCTTTATCAATGACACCCTCACCATCTCTAATTTCTACGGATCCGTTATCTGATGTTTTATGCTCGTTAGGATCTAACACGTTTACAAACACAACTGGACCTACACCAATGTGTTTAAGGCTTGCATCCATAACTTGGCACAGTGAAAACTTTTCATAGTCTCCAGAGTATCCTAGCACCCGTCTTGCTTGGTTGAAGTTTGTGATCAATACAGGTTCATTAACAACCGCTGACGGATTTTCAGCTAAATTGATTGGTGCAGTCCCGAAAGCAACCTGTACGACTGACTCAGATTGTTGAGCCATAGGAATTGAGAACGGTGCATGTTCTACCGTAATACCATGTTGATAAGCCATTATTTTTCACTCCCTTTTACGTCCAATTCTGAAGCCTTTTTAAATAATTGCTGTTCACGGCTGCCTTTTACGGACAACTTTTTCTGCAACTCTCCCAGCTTTGCTACAGGCACAAAAAGAGCATTTGCGGCAGAGTTTTTATCAAACACCTCTTTTACAAATTCCGGTGGTTCCCCGCGAAATAAGGAGTTCGCTTGAATCCTTTTTAAAGTTGGTCCGGCATAAATAAAGGACCCGGTGGTTTTATTCACTCGAGTCTTTTGCTCTTGCACCGGTGCCGGCGATTTAATCTCAGGAGCTTTAATCTCAGGAGCTTTCACTTCTTGTTCTTTCAATGGTTCTTTCGCTTTTTTACTCATATCATTGCCTCCACTTCGTCGTCGCGAATGTATTCTGGAATTTGCCAATCTGTCTCAAGTCCGAGAAAAAAGAATGGTTGGACTTCCTCATCATAATAAGCCCATTCAATTTCTGGACTACAAGTATAAAGATCATCTACTATCGGAGATTTGACCAAGCTCTCTTCAATGCGTTTTGCGATTGTCATTGCGTCCCGGTATCCTTGATGATTATCCTCTGCGTCGTATACGCCAACAATAAAATTGACTCTTGCAGTTTTAAAATCATGTGGATCTCTCCCGCCGCCGTAGTGGAGACGGACAGTGATAGATGGAAACTGTTGATTAGCCTCAAATTGCTCAGGACTAAGTTCCGATGACCTCTTTTGCTTTTCCGGACGCGGCAAATGCTGGGGAAACACCTTAATTTCAGCTGTGCGCTCATTATCTTGCGTGCTATTTAACTGCAAACCAACCATTTCTCTTCGAAAACGCTCAATGAGATGGTCCTGCAAATCAGTTGGGATCACATCACCGCCCCCTCTCCAATATGCGATTAATCTGATGTTCTTGTCGCTTCTCATAGGTTTCTTGTGCCTTCTTCTCGACCACCGGTTGAATCTTTTCATTGTCGATCATCTGAGGTACAGACGGTCCAAACAAACGACGAATAGGGAGCCGCTTACTGGTGTCCCGAGTAAAAACCTTTGGACCATTTATATCAGCCACAAAACCTTTAATTGCAGAGATACCATCCTTTTTGACAGCTACCTTCGTCGGCGCTTTTCTGGTTGGCTTAGGTTGGCGAGGAAGAACTTTGAATTTATCCAATCCAAGCACTGGCCCTTTTGAAATAACCTCTGCAGACATATTGCTTTTATTGGCTCTGGATCGGTTTAATGTGCTTTGAATATCGCCAGCTTGATGATATACACCTTGCGAAGCTCTTTTTTGATTTCGCTGTTAATCGTTGTGGCGGCTCTGTTAGCTGCATCTGCCATGACTGCAGGGGCTCTTTTTTGGAGATTCCCAAGCCGTCTCTCCACATCATCGAACGTCTTGCGATCCGCTTCTACTGTCCACCTTACCATTATCGAGGCACCTCCAGCGTAACCGTGTACATCCCCTCATTAAGCTGTACATCACTGACCTCGTACATGCTGCCATCAAATGTCATGGATTGACCGATTTTTATGTGGTAAGGATAGTCATCCTCAGAGACATAAAAAATAAGACCTTTCGTCGAAAGACCTTCTGTGTCATTGCCTTGATTTCGCTCACTATAAGTGTCTTCGTCAATGACAACGGTCGTAATTTCTCCATCGATTTTTACTGATACGCCAAACTCGTCTGTATCTATAAAAGTACCAAAGTCGGGTTTGAAGTAATCACGAAGTTTAGGCGTCTGCATACTGCAACACTTCCTCAGCCTTGCCCTCATCTACAATCTTCTGGACTAAATCCTTTTTCGAGATGTACTTGTCGTAGCCAACACCGGACACAGAAGCGGCGTCTTTTAGTTCATCTGCATTAAACGATGACGAGAGCGTTTCAATCTGTTCTTCATCGGTAGGATCGTCCTCTTCCCCATCACCATCATCAGGCAGTTCGGTTTCTTCATTCTCATCGGTCTCATCCGGTGGCTCTGGTTCTGGTTCAGGGTCGGTTTCTGGCGGCGAAGGTGCCTCAATTATTTGTCCAACGTCAAGTCTTTCCAGCCGATCTGCCTGTTCCTCAGTTATTTCTTTAATCGTATCCCCTGGACGGTAGTAAACATGGTCATGTAAAACGACACCTGTAACTTTGATCATGGATTCTCACCTCACAAAACCTTAGCTACTAACCAGCTATCCACTTCATGCGGAACAGGTAGTGGTTTTGAATGAATCTGCATAAATCGAACGTCAGGATCTTTATTAATCCAAGTATCGGGAATGCGTGCCCCTTCGTAAGTCGTAAATCTTCCTGTTTCAGGATTTGCTAGTGTTACTCCACCATAAAGGATGCTAGATTGTTGATTTGTGGAAGCGAGAATAGCTGTCTTTTCTGGAATCATTGGCTTTTCTCCATCGCCATCAGATTCATCGTCAACATACCATTCATTGTATGAATAGATACCTACACCCACAGCTGATAAATCCCCATGATAAGTGACTCCATTCGGGAGCTCTTGCACGTTTAGTTGTCCAAGCTGAACCCGTCGGTTATCCAGAAGTTTCAGTAGTTTTTCGTTACGCAACAATGCTTCCGCAACATCCTCAGATACTAAAAGCATATTTGGAGTAATGCCGGACTTTTGAATAATGGACAAGCGCCATTGCCGAATATCACGTAAAACATCTGAGTTTCATGATTCCATAGGCTAGTACCGCTCAATGTCTTTTTATTATCAAAATCAAAATCTAAGAATGAATCAATTCCCTCTCCGATAATATCTACACGTCCAGTAGTTAAGATCTGAGCAGCCATCCATTCTTCACGTCTGACGATGGAATCATTCATAGTCGCCATGTCACGAGCAATGATTTCTGCAGCTCGCTCGCTTGGTTTACGGTTTGAATAGATGTTTTCGCCAAATCCTTTGACCATCAAGTCTTCAACATCCAACACCATTTTTGGTTTTACGGATGCAGGTGCAAAAGTCTGCACTTTATAACCTTCACGGGACATTGCCTTTCCACCAAGCTTAGGATGCACAAATGGTGCCATCTTCCGACGACCTTTACGGTACTCAACATCTACTTTCTCGGTGAAAAATGTTCGAGCCGCGCCCCCGAAGAAAGTATCACGCAAGAAGGTGTGCGTTGGTGGTAAGTTTTCAATTGTTGTCAAAAGTAGTCTTGGGTCATAGTAGCTAATATTTGTCATTTTTGTATGTCCTCCCTTATCCTTGCACCGATTTTAAAAAGATGTCGATATCTCTAAGCGCTTCTTTGTATTGCTCTGCGGATCCGTTGCCGCCGAAAATAAGCGCGTCCGGATTAAATGTTCCATTCATGTACAAAACTCCTGGAGCGTCGTCGTCTGAGGCATCAACGTCCTCAGCAACAATGCCGTATGGTTTCGCATCCTCATTTGATGGATTAAGCTTTACCCCCTTGCCATCGTTAAGAGCGATCACTGTACCTCGCTGATATACCTCTCCAGATGCAAGCGTTACTGCTTCGGTGGTGCCATCATGACGACCACCGGAAATAAGATCCGTGTATTCAAAGCTTCCTAGATTATTTACAAGTGGATTACTCATTATTTTCTACCTCCCGAACGGATTGCGCTGCATTCTTCATTACATTCTGCATGTTTTCGAATTCTTGGGCTTCATTCCCAGGTGCCTCTGGTGCGTTAGATGAACCAACACCTTCAAGTTCCTTCGCTTCCTTTTCGCGGTTTTGAAGATAATCTGCACCCAACTTCTTCTGATTTTGAATGATCTGCATAGCAAGATCTTGGGCGCTGATACGCTCTTCAAACTTGGCTTTAATCACCAATTTCTCGCTGCCATTAACAGCTAGTTCTTCAATATTTTTAATGCGTTCATTCTCAGATTTTTCACCTGCAGCAAACACTTGATTATAGAGGTCTGGGTGCTTCGCTTTTAGCTCCTCAATTGTTTCCAACTTTTCATCATCTCCTTGATTTAATGGAATGATAGTTTCATTCTCGTTTAAGACTACTGTACTTGGTTCTACGAAGTTAGTGATTGGCAAGTCTTTTGATTTAAACTGCCTCATAGAATCAATAACTTCTTTTGGTAGCATCTGATCATTACTTGCGCTCGCTACAGCTTGTACGCTTTCTTCAAACATAATTTCATCAATCAATCCTTTGTCCTTTGCTTCCTCAGCCGTGAAGAAGCTTTCCTTTGCCATCATTGCCAACACTTCTTCTTGTGAAAGTGAACTTTTTTTCATGTAAGCACTAGCAATTGAACGATCTGTTGTTTTGAGCATCTTAGAAATATCGGTCATGTCTCGGTGATCACCTGAACCAATCGTTGAAGCGTTATGGATCATTAACTGACTAGTTGGTGACATCTTTGTATAACCAGCCATTGCAATTACAGATGCAGCACTAGCGGCCATACCTGAAATGACATTTGTTACTTTTCCTGAATGCGACATAAGAAGTGTGTAAATTTCAGAACCAGCATATACTTGACCGCCACCAGAATTAATCCAAGCCTCAACACTTTCACCAGGCTTCAACTCGTCGAGAGCGTTCTCGACTTTTGCTGGGCTTGTCGCTTCGATTCCAAATAAGTCGTAAATCCATTGATCTTCACTAGGAATAATTACGCCATTAATCTTGATCTTCTTCATCGTTTTCCTCCTCTCTATAAAGTGTGTTGTCGCGAGACGGACGAGGGATAATGTCGTCACGACGTCTCATCTCTTCTTCCTGGACACGTTGCTGGTGATTGCGTTTAAAGTCCCCACCAGTGAGTTCAACAGTCTCACGAGCACGAGTAGAAAATCCATTTTCGACACGTTTTTCAGCTGCATTTACCTCTTTCAGTGGATCAAGCTGACCTTGAGAAGGTCCGTTCCATTCAGCCTTTGAAAAAGACTTACGAGCGAGTGGATTATCAAAGAAGCCAGGGGCATAAATCCGACCTTTTGCAACCGCCTCAGCCAACCACTCTTCATAAATCGGCTGGCAAAAATCAGCTGCCATCCACGAACGGCGCATCCTGAACATTTTCCAAGCCTCTAACAATGCGCCCCGAGAAGCAGAGTATGATGATGTAAAGTGCTTTATCAAAAGTTCATATGGCAACTCTAATGACGCTCCAACTTGACGAGTGATAGACATAACAAAACCGTCAAACGCTGTGTTCGGACGGTTTGGGTTTGACTCTTGGATTTCTTCGCCTTCTTCAAGGGCAACAATTGATCCATTGCCCAGCTCTAAGGAGTTTGGATCTGCTTCATCTACCTCATCGCCTTCGAAGGCATTTCCCATCAGTGCATTGTCTTCTGTTGAAGTTGATTTAATAAATACGGTGTACATACCACTAACAACAGCAGCCATTAATTCTGCCTCTGTGTACCTTGATATTTGCTTTAATGACTCTATTACCGGTGCCAGGATTGGCACTCCACGACGCTGCTCCGGGCGCTCAGATTCCATCAGATGAATGATGTTAGGTCGTCCAGTGGCATAGCCATACTTTCGGACGCGCACCCACCTTTGATCTGCCATTGCATGCATAGATCCCGGATGTTCTTGCGCGATGTGATAAGCGAGCACTTCGCCATTGCGACCTACCTCAACGCCGTTCACAATCTTGGTGTCATGTAGCTGCTCGCCATTCGGTGATGAAACACGGTCAGCTTCGATGATTCTGATGCGCAAATCATAAGGCATGTTAGGGCGGCTCATAGTTGGCAGTAATGCAAACGAGTCTCCAGACATTAACCAGGATAAAAACGCCAGCTGTTGAAGCTCTTCAAAGTTATTCATGCGCTGAGCGTCACAGTGCGGTGTGTCAGCCCATAATGCAAATTCACGCTGAGTTTTGATCTTCCACTCTTCGGCTTCATCCACAGACATCCCCAGATACTCGTGATCAATTTGAGGATTAAGCTTGAGCCCTTGGCCAATGGTGTTTGTGCGTATGGTCTTCAGCGCACCGTTCGCCAGTGGAGCGCCCATATATAGATCACGGCTTCGCTCTCTGAGTTTCGGAATGTTGTACTCGACATCCTCGAGCACGGATCCTGAATGACTACGCCAGCCAATCATACTCTTCTTCTTTTCACTAGCACCGTGATCGCCATAATTGTTCATGATCTCTAATTGCTTACGAGCGACAGAGCGCTTCAACGCCCTTTGCGGCGATACTTTAGCAATCTGCTTGTCCATCCAATTCATGTTTCACTCCCTCCTTTAAAAATCACGAGGAACCATTCTATAAACTCTATTTCTTCGACCAGAAAGGCGGTTCACTTCCCTTCGCCAATATTGAATGGAATCCCTAATATCTTTCAGATCTGCTCTTTTAAGCATCCGACTTCCGATCCGATATTCTTGTCCAGTTGCAACCTTGCGTTCAGCTTCCAGCCAGACATTCAAGTGATCTTTTGCTCGATCTAGCGTCAGTCCTTGGCTCATCATCTCACCCCTTTAGACATACGACGGCGACCCCGTTTTCTCGTTTGTTTGAAGACGGCGCCGCTCTGATCGTTTTCTTTCATTTTTTCTAAGTCCGGATTTAATATCTCAAGTGCGGCCGTTGCATAGTTGCGTAAATCAAGAGGCTCATTGGGTACGCTACTCTTTTTCTGCCACTCTACTTTCGGCCGACCTTTATAATATTTAACGACACGCTTTTCAGCAGTAATGCCTTCAAAATAAGACGCGTCGTATCCGGTTTCTTCATTGACCGGGAAGTGACAATAACCCGGACTGCCTTCATGATCGACTTTAAGCCGATTTATCACCGTTTCTTTCCCGCTATCAACACCGAGTGTGAAAAGAGCAGCTTTATAAACGTTGTTGCGCGTCGGTTTGGCAATGAACGGGACTCCCATGCCACCTTTACCTTTGATTGCAAAGACGCGTCTATACTGTCTCGGCTTACAAAAGGCATAGACTTGAGAGGTAAAGTGCCCTCCGCTGTCAATGCATGTGCAAGATATTCCGAGTTTCATGCCATTTTCAAAACTGAATTCTTTGGTCAACAGCCCATCTAACTGATTCCACAGGGCTTCTTGATCTGCTCGCCATAAAACTGCTGATATGTGATGCCCCAGGACTCTTTGCCTGCTCCCCAACCCACGACTTCGACCTCTAAACGATCGTCTTGCACATCGACAGCTGCAGTGAGCAATAAGACACCTTTTGGCAGCTCAGCATGGTATCGTTCACGACGCTTCATAAGCATCTCTTCTTCAACATCCGGCGTATCGTCTTCCCATGACTCACCGAGTGACGTATTGACCCATGTTTTGAGCACGTCTTTCCCGCGCGCCTTTGCATCTTTAAAATCACTGATGATGTTTCCCCATGTTTCCCACGGGCTGGCTAAGGCGTTCAAATGAAAACCACGCTTGCCATTGTGATCAGCGCCGGCGATCCATTCACCCGGTCGATCTTTCCATTCGATTTCCGTATGATTTTCTTTACAGTACTTGCATTCCATGGTCACATCTTCAAACCTAATCTGAGCCCACCTCAAAGGCTGGAAATAGCCGCAAGAAGGGCAAGAAAGACACCACTGCTCTTGAGTGCTGTCCTGGTATTCCGATTCTATTCGACTTGCCTCTTTGACAGTTGGCGTTGAAACATAGATTTTCTTTTTATTCCAGAAGGTTTTCGTCCGTTTAGCTGCCAATGATAAAGGATCACCCTCATTACCTGCAGACACCGGAAACCGGTCAACTTCATCCGCTAGTAAGATGCGGATTGGGCGTGATGCCAAGCTCGATGGAGCGTTTGCTCCCACAAGTGAGATATGACCACCCGGAAACTTTTTATGGCTTTGAGTATTACTGCTGTCTTTGGCCTTAACCTCAGATATTTTGTCAGTTAGAACCGGTGTGTCTCTGATCATAGGTGCCAGCCGGTCTTTTGAGTAAGCTTGTGCCATTGCTTCTGTCGGCTGCACAAGTAACATTGGAGCAGGATCGTAAGCTACATAGTAACCGATGATGTTATTTATAATTTCGGTTTTACCAACCTGGCTACTGGTCATGACCGCTATTGTCTCAGTCTCGGGATCGTTAACGGCGTTCATGATTTCACGCTGATAAGGTGCGCGATCAGTATTCCATTTACCAGGCTCGGCCGATGACTCAGCCGAAAGAAATCGATAATTGTCAGCCCATTCGCTCACAGTCAATTCCGGCGGCGGTGCCATGATGGTTGCAATCTGCGTAAAAAGCTTTTGTGTTTTATTCATCAGCTGTCACCTGGCTAAAGGTTTTATGGTCATAATCAGATATCTCATGAAGAGCATGATGAAGATCATCGCGCAATATTGCTTCTACCTCTGCGATCGTTCCACGCCCCAAGATTTTGGGTGCGGTTTTCGTCGGAATGGACAAAAGGCGAGCACGGAAACCACCAAGCATTCTGTTCATAACCGTCTTAACATCTTCTGACGAATGAACTTTTTGCTCTTTTTGAGCCAACGCAATCTCCGACAGCTTACGATCGGCAATGGCTTTTTTTAGTTTTTCGTCTTCGATGTTTGATTTCCTAATTTGATCCTCGTTGGTAACCGCTTCGTTATTTCGTAAGAATGCAATGTATTTTTTAACGGAATCATGAAGATCGTAACGACCTGGACCAACTTTACTTATCGTTTCTTCCTCGGCTAACTGGCGTATCCTACGATCTGTTAAACTAAAAATGGATGCGAGCACCTTAGTGTTCACAACCACTCCATCAAGATCCTTTGTTGTCTTCGATGCCACACATTTCACCTCCGGCTTAGGGTAGGAAACACTAAAAATTTATTATCAAAAACTGGACGACTTCTGGCTCGCACGCACCCGCTAATTTTTCATGCTCTCAGAAGGACCCAAATTGTTTTTGGTTTTCACAAAATTTAATTGTCTTTCATTCAGAAACAATTCATCTTCTTTAATCCTTTTCGACGAAAGTTTGCAAATTCCTACTATGCTTATTAGTCTCAAATCAACGTGAAGGGGTCTGATCGTCCGCTCACGATGTTTTTATATATCACGTGACTAAATATTCATTATTGTTCTAAAAACACTCACATGAGCTTATTATTTCGTTCTTGCTTTGAGATATTATCTATGGCTCGTTTGATATCTAGCTTGGCTCTTTGCTTTACTGCCTTGAAGTACCACTCATGCTTCTTGATGAGGGAGTCCAGCTTCTCGATCCTCTGCTTGTATGCCTCTCTCTGTTTCCTCAGTCTCCTAGCCTCCGTGTAAGCTATTGCTGACAGTATTAGCCAGAGTGCTATTGTGATGAACGATGCTCCTATCTCAATTGTCATTTGATCTCTCCCCATCTCTTTTGGTTTTTGTTGCTGTTATGTTGGTAGGCTCTATTTATGTGTATCTGTTAAGAATGAGTATCAGGGTCTTGTCTCTCTTTATCGAAAGATTTAAAAGCACACCAAGCAAATGCAATTTGCGAGGTATTATTATTCTTTACATTCTTACTACATTATTGAATATATACATGGCAACCTACATGATCCCTTACAAGTCCCCTTACAAGCTCTGTGACAAGCTGTGTTATATAAATTGATGTATCAGTTGATATATAAGGATTTGAGCGAATACCTAGCCCTTACAAGTCCCCTTACAAGCTACTACCGCGGCTAAGCACGAGCCTCGTACAAGCTCCATTCCTGATGCAAACGTTCGTTCCCTATGTTTTTGAGCGTAAATTAAAGAAGCGCTGCCCCTGGTTTTCAGAGCATGCGCTTCGATGATTGCATTCTTGTTACGGCGAATGCGGCCGCCTCGATCCATCCCTTAGATGCTGAGGTCACAACATAGGAGGAGATATCCCATGGACAAGATATCCTGTGCAGGCTGGCGTGCTTTATTAAAATATGTGAGATAGCAAAAAAATGAGAGCCACTTGTGCAGCCCTCAAAGTGAAGGGGGTCAACACCGAACAGCGCATCTGCTTCTTCTGATGTTGTCCGATGATATAAATTTAACACGTATAATTCGTAATGAATCACAAAACAAAAGTAAAATAAACTTAACTTTTTATCATTAAATATGTAATATTGGTTTGAAATGAAAAGTGACATGAATTTTGACATGAATGTGTAGACAGTTATAGAAAGTTGTTGAGTGCATGATTCTTCGGTTATTCTTAATATCCCCCATAAACTAAGGCTTATAGCTAGTTATTGAATGTTAATGAATGTCTCGGATTGTTTGTATCAATGTATTGACAGGGTGGAGGTCACTGGTTCGAGCCCAGTACGGGACACCATTTCATATACTTACAACAGGGTCGTTCCTTTAGGTTCGATCCTTTTTGATGTTTTTATATCTACATTTGCGCAATCTACGTCTAGCTAGATCAAATACTTTTCCTGAAAAATATATTTGCCTTTTTCTTCTATATTATATAATTGTTTCCGATATTGTAGTAATATATAATCATTACTTTAGTATTTGGAGGAATTTGATGGCAATTTTGTTTGGGTTATTTGCTTTTTTTGCAGCATTTGCTTCTTTCGGTCTATTGGTGGTTGCTTTTATTCTCTTTTTTACGAAGCGCGAATATTTTAAGCGGACGATGATTGCAAGTGCTGGTTCTTTTGGTGCGATGGTTTTATCTTTTGTGATGATGGGGGTTTTATTACCTAACGATTCGTCGGAAGACGTCGCTCGTGCAGATGAAGAGCCTGCTGAAGAAGAGGAGGTTGATGAGGTAGAAGAGTCTGAGTCTGAGTCTGAAGTCCACTCTGTTGAGTTAGACGCAAGTATAAACTTTGATTCGACCGAAGACGCGATAAACATATCTGGTGATACAAACTTTGAAGATGGCGTTACTGTTACATATACGATTAGCAATTTAGATCACATGGATGACTATATTGAGGAAGAGATTGAAGTAAATGACGGGGAATTCAATGCTAAAGTAGATATTTCTAGCTTTCATGACGGGGAAGTTCACGCTGTCTTAGGGTATTATCCGTTTGCTCAAACTGAAGATATTACGGAGAAGTACGGTTTTGAAGGTGAGTACATCGATCATGATCATATTGATGATTTCGGTGAAATCCGTTTTGAAGAAACCTTTGTTCGCTCTCACCCTGTTGAATTGAGCGGAAGTGGTGATTCCGCCACTGATTCATTTAGTCTGAATGCTGGGTTTGCGGTTATCGATGCAACACATCAAGGGTCAAGCAATTTTGCTTTGTATTTAAAAGATGAATATGGTGGCCAAGATCTTTTAGTGAATGAGATTGGCAATTATGACGGAGAAACGTTTGCTGTTATTCCTCAAACTGATGATTTTTATTTGGAAGTTAAAGCGGATGGCAGTTGGGAAGCTTCCGTTACGCAAACGATTCCAGAAGAAGTCACTAACGAAGATGACTCGATTGAAGGAACCGGAGACTCCGTCGTCTTTGTGGATATGAGTAGCGGTAATAAACGACTTTCCTTCACCCATAGCGGGGATAGCAACTTCGTCGTACGATTGAACGGTCAAAATTTACTCGTTAATGAAATTGGACATTATGAAGGGACCCAAACGTTCATGTTTAATGATGATGATGTTTATGCGTTTGAGGTTCTTGCTGACGGAAATTGGCGTATTGATATTGACTAAAAAATAGGGAGACCGCAAACGTTGTTGATGCGGTCTCCCTATTTTTAGCGATACTGAATGAAAACTTTTAAGGGGCGAACTTTCCGTTCGGCTAGTAGGTGAAAACATTCAATCAGTTCAGATTGTTCAATGGTTTGCTCAAATAGCTCATAAACGTAAGGTGTGCCGCTAACTTGTCTGAAAAACCATTCGAAGTGTTCACGATAATTCCAACCATCACTCGAACGAAAGAGCGTAAGTTCTTTGCGAAAGTAATCATCGGTTAACTCAAATCGGTCACTATTTCCATCAGATAGCAAACAAATGCTTCCGTTAGTGCGCACTAACCGTTGCAATTGGCCAAATGCGCGATTGGAAGTTGAACACTCAAGACCGTAATCGTAACAACCGTCGAGCTTATGAGAACCTTCATCGACATGTTCTTTTGCTCCGAATGTTTTGGCGAGTTGCATTCGATCTGCGTTTGGCTCGATTACATCCACGTTCCTCACACCGTAAAATAGTTTCAAATAATAGACCGTCCAAAGCCCGATTACGCCCATGCCTGAAATAACGACACGATCTTCTCGCGCGGCGCCAGTTTTCTGACCCCCTTTGCTGCATCGCAACTGAGTATGGCGAGTATTGCGGCTCTCTCGTTCACATGATCAGGCAGCGGGATGACTTGGTTCTCTTTGCATAGCTCGATATTCTTGTGTCCGTAAAAGGCAACAACTCGGTCTCCTGGCCGTACCGCGTTAACCTCGTTACCTATTTGAACCACTTCTGCGACGTTTTCATAACCTGTTTGTATTGGGTATGTGTTCACAGCACCAAAGTAAGCAGACAGTTCTGCCCCAATGCTAATGCTTGATGCCAACGTTTGGACGAGCACTTCATCGTGTTTAGGTTTCTGTATCAATTCCGTTTTCCATTGTAATGTTTGTTTATCTATTAACTGCAATTCACTTTGTGCGAACATTCCGAACCCCCATTTTTGAAAAAAGAAGCAGGCTGTTACCTGCTTCTTTTCGTTTGCTAATGGTTTAGCTCTCCAAGTTAGAAACGGTTCCCTTTCTTTTGTTGAAGCTGTTGCATTTTATTTTTGATTCGGGATTCTCTTCGTTCTGTTTCCTCGCGGTCTTGCTGAATGTGTGTGACTTGATTGTCATCAATCGTAAGTTGAAGCCATTCCCCTTCTTTCACACCGTCAGGAAGAGATTGTACAGGAACAATTCTTTCTATCTCGTCTTTGCCTACGAGTAACACAGCATTTGTTTTGTCTTCAATGCGGTCAATTACTGCTTGAACGGTTTGCATCATTGCCTCCTATTCAATAAAGCATACACTGTTTTCTGATTCGATTTGTTCTAATCGTCGCTCTCCAATACCTTCGATTTGCATAAGATCATTATATGATGAAAACGGCCGCAAATCTATCATTTGCTCGGCACGCTCCGGTCCGATGTGCGAGATCTCTTGAAGTTCTTTGGCGTTTGCATTGTTTACTGCGACTTGACCAGCTTCACAAAGAGATTCGGGTCCTTTCGCACCGTCCCCGGTACGCACGACGTAGTCCCGGCCATTTGTATAAACTGTCACAACCCCATCGGTGTCCGTTCCGTACACATCAGCTCCTGTAGCTGTGAGGCGTTGTAGTGCTTCTTCATGGGGATGACCATGCGAATTTCCCTCACCTGCTGAATAGATGGCTATTTCCGGCTGTACTTCTTGGAGAAAGCTTTCTGAGCTTGAACGATTTGATCCGTGATCGGCGACTTTTAGAATGTGTGAAGATAGGTCCATCTCTCGTGATACAAGCTCACCTTCTGCGTCTTCATCTAGATCGCCAGTAAACAGCATGCTCACATCACCATAGTTAAACTTTACGACGAGGGAGTTGTTACTTTTATGCTCGCCAAGTTGTTCTGGATGCAACACGCTTAACTGCCCTCTTTCAAGCAATGTGCTGTCTCCTGCTTTTGGTTCATGATACACCGCACCAGACGATTGAATTGCGTCAAGTGCTCGTTCAAACGTTTCAGTTGTCTCAGCATCTCCGTTCATCCATACTTCGTGTACGATTAATTCCTCTAGAATCTCTGGAAGCTGGCCGATATGGTCGTCATGAACATTGGAACCGATAAACAAATCAAGCTCTTCAATATCCCGATCATGTAGAAAATCGATGACAGCTGTATCATCATGACGACCAGCATCAATAAGAATATTGAATTCTTCAGTTTCCAACAGTACCGCCTCTCCTTGACCCGCATCGATAAAATGTGCCAAAAGGTCTGGCAATTCATCCACTTCTTTGATTTGTTCATCTTGTGGATCGTTGTTCGCTAAATGTTGTATTCTTCCTAGCTCTTCTTCTGGAATGGCGTTGTTTTCACCATTCATACTACAAGCGGTTATGAGTGCGAAAAGTATAATAAAGCATGAATACAATCCCGTGCGTTTCATATCCAACCCCCTTTTCTTTTTTGTAGTATAAGGAGTTGGTGAGCGATTTATCCGAAAAAGAACAACAAGCGATGAGTGAATTGGACAACGTGCAGCCGTATTGTTTGATCAAAAATCCGACAGAACTAATTTCAAGGCCACCGGTGCTGTGTGAAGGTAAAAATCCCGCCAAAGTTCACTAAATGTTTATTGTGCGCTGGCGCAAAAACCGAACAATCTACCGTTCGTCTTGTGCGACTGACTTGATGAAAAGATGCGATGCACTAAAGAAATTCGTTGATTCTTGAGGTGGTTATGCTGCATTAAATTTTATCTCCTATACGCTCGGCATAAGAAATTCCATTACTCCTCTCGGTCACAAAAGCCAACATCACATCAGCACAAGGTATACGAAAGACTGTATGGTTTTTCTTCGGCACCGGAGGTGCCGATTGTTACTAGCTCATGAGGTTCATGTGAATAAATCGACAACTTCGCTGCCGATTGTTGGTCGTCACTCCGAGGGTTGCGAGCACCACAGAAAATGTTTGCCAAAGGGTATAAAGGCGTAAACGGTGGTCACTACCTGGCGCTAGGAATGTTATGGCCTGTTACTTATGTGACCATTCAGCTCTCAAACCGTGCACTTTCGGCATGCAAAGGTCACAAAATGCAATATTTGTGACCGTTGACTTCGTTTATGTGCACATTCACGTTTAAAATCATGATTTTTCTTGCTCAAGTGTCACAATAATGAATATACAGGGCATTTGGACTTCTTTCCACACACCTTAGCCAGGAGGCAGAAACGTGAACCGATGTCGCCTTGTGCTCTGGAGTATAAAGAAAACACGGTGGGCGTACTTTGGCCACCGATGTTGCACTTATGCTCTGGAGTACAAGCATCCGCCTGAAGTGGAAAGCAACAACAAACTGTGCAATCAGGAAAATGTTAAGTTCATCCTATATAGATCGTTTCGGACATGATCTATGTAAGTTGAACTAAAGAATCTCTTCAAGAACCAATGGGGAGCTTGCTAAGATGGAAACTGTGCTCGAGTTGTGACCGAACTGTTCTCAAGTCGTGAAAAATCGCAGGAAAAGCGATATTTTCTCATAAACTAGGGAACAGAATGAGCAAACTCGGGAATAGATTAAAAGTCATGTGCACATCCGCGCTCCGAACCGAGTCCGATTTGGCTTCGGCCGTGTTCAGGTTGAAAGGGTGCTCACTTATGGGCATTGAATCTGCACTCCAGTTGGAAACTGCGCAGGAGTTTAGCTGAATGAGCGCCAAAATCGTTAAACTAGGCAAAATGGCACCCAGCACCGCG